GTTCCAGCCATCAGCATATGTTTTAGTTACACCGTCGAGATGGCAGGTAAGCAAATCCATTTCATCAGGCACTACCATTGCTATCGGCTCTGCTTCCAGTGATGCCAGCGCGATACGAAACACATTAGCCAGCAGGCTGTCTGAAGACTTGTTATCGTGCGCCGAGTCGCTCAGGAAGCCTGTGATGTATGATTTAATCTCCGCGCGTTCTCTGGTAATAGTGCTCATATCAGTTTTCCTTATACGGATTAATTTTATTGTGCAGTGCGCTGAATGATTCCCATGTCACATCGGTATATAGCTCAATAACTGGTTCAAATGTCCTTCCAATTATCCAGACCAGTAATAGCGGGGATATCGGTATCATCAACACTATAAACAGAATGAAAAACAGAAACTCTGTTGTTCTGCTCTTTCGTGGGTAATTTTTTCTAAATAATGTTTCATTTCTTACCGCCCTTTCGGGCGGCCTCCTGATATTCTGAGGGTGCAGGAATCCCTCCGGTTAAGGATTTAATAAAAATCGTTTCTGATTTAAATCTTCAGTATTTAGTTGTTAGTTGGTTTATCGCCTTTATGCTTCAGCCTTATTTCGCAACCAGACACAAACCGGGCCATCTTCCGTATCATGAATGGAACCAATAAACCAGCCATCGCCCTCTGGTCGTTCCGGTTCCCATGCTGAAATATCAGGGCCATCTGCGTCCAGGTTAAAATCATCTTCATCCATAGTGCAGATAGTCCACTGAAGATTATTTGCCTCCATCCACGCGTTAAATTCTTCCGTTGAAATATTCTCCCGACCATCACAGAATTTTTCATATTCAGGATGTGTCCAGTAGCCATATTCGTCACGAACTACCGGCATTTCTTTAATTTCACTCACTGTTAACCTCCTGCAACGCTACACGATACGCCTTCTTTATCCACGCCTTACTGCCATATAATTTCGTCTTCATAATAAACACACCTGCACGACTCGCCGATATCCCCGGACAGGTTAACAGCACAGAATCCACCACACGGTTATGCTTCCGGAACTCCATTACAGTACTGCTGATAAGCACCTGCCCCACCGGGCCGTAATCCTGATACAGGATTTTCACGCAGACACCCTCCTGTCGAAATAAACGTAGTTATTCACTGTGCGCAACGGCATTCCGAATTTTCTGGCGATTTCTCTCCTCGACACGCCACGCTGATGCTGCTGTCGCGCCAGCTCAATATCACTCTGCGGATATTTTGCTGACTGGTGATAATCACCCCGTAACATCATACTAATACCCAGTTCCCGCGCTTTCGTTCTGACCGCAGCCTCACTACGACCAATAAGCATCCCGATGCATTCCACCGTCATTGTTCCCGCACACTGCCGGAGTATCAGGATTTCCGCCCGGCACCACGTCTTCCAGCCACTCACCGCTGCTGCTCTCTGGTGGTGGTAATATCCCGGAGAATATCCCTGTGTTTGTTCAGTTCCCGCAGCGCAGCACAGACACGCTCCCACTTCTGGACATCACTTTTCGCCCGGCGCAGCTCGCGGTTAGCCACATGCAGCGATGGTAGAATCAGGTCATCTGCTTTCGTTTCGGTGATCGATGGCTGTAACTTCACAATGTCTTCCACGATTTCTGTTTTCATTTCTTCCTGTGTTTCCGCTTCCCGGACTGGTAACGCAACACCTGCTGGCTGAGGAAAGGCTTTACCATCCGTTTCCGCTACGGATGCAGCTTCCGGCTCTGCCGGTAAATCAGCGCCCGGTATGCAGTAACGAAATTTACCGCCCTGATTCACGCGAATCAGACGCCCTTTGCTGATTGCCATCGCCAGCGATGAATTCGCCCGGCGGGAGGTAATTCCGAACATCAGTGCCAGTTCATCCGCCGTTTGTGGGCCATGTTGTTCAATCGCCTCTGTCAGCATTTGCGCAGTCACTTTCGGTACCGGTGACACCGGTTCACTTTCACCAGCCTGAGTCAGCCACCACATCGACCCCTTGTTATCCGCTTCACCGCGGCGCTTCAGTTTCCACAGTTCGTTGACCGCATCTTCACGGCTGATTCCAAGGCGCGATGCCACTACCTGTGAAGAGGCTCTTTTCAGTGCTTTCAGTGCGTCAAATACGGTTTCCATTAAAATTTCCTCCGGATAAAAATTACTTCTCAGTTCCTGTGCTGGCTGACGTTCGGACGCCAGCTCTCCCAGTTAAAAGTCACCCAGCGACCACCGTTCATGGACATGCGGTCCATCACCCGCTCGCCGAGAAGTGTATTCATCGCTGCATGGTTAAGATTTGTCAGCATCCCCACACTGAGTAACGATGCCGTTCTGCGGTCAACAATCTGATTCAGCGTGACCTGCTCATTACGCGTATCCCGTTGCATGCCAATTTCATCCAGTACCAGCAGGTCAACGCCACACAATCCCTGCAAAAATTTTTCGCCCGAGTTTTTGTTGTCGTAGCTGCCATGTAACGCCAGCATCACATCCGCCACTGTTATCACAATCACACTGCGACCTTTCGCCAGAAGGTGGTTGCCAATAGCCGCCGCCAGGTGGTTTTTTCCTGTGCCAGGCCTGCCACTGAAAACAAAATTCGTACAGCCGCCTTCCAGCTCTGCCGCAATGGATTTCGCCTGACTCAGGGCATGGCGCTGACCATCGTTCTGCACCCGGTAGTTACCGAACGTACACTTCCGGTGAAGCTGCTGGATACCGGAGCGGTTAATGATTTTTTCAACCCGCGTCTGATGATTCAGACGATTAACCTCCTCGCTTCGCTTACGCCCTTCAGCAAGCTGCCATTCCCGCCACTCCGACACCGTACGGTACGGATGGATTGCATCCTGCGGCACAAATCTGCTGACTCTTGCCAGAACACCACCTGACGTAATGTTTTTCATGATGCGCTACCCCCTGAACCCCGGCGGAATTTCGGTATCCGGTTCAGAAATATGATTCACGCAACGCTGCGCGGGCGAACGCCCCAGGCGAATAACCAGTTCATCCCATTTTTCCCGGAGTTTTGCCGGACTCATGATGTTTTTTACCCAGAACGAATCCCGTTGAACACGCCCAAACATTTCACAAATCTGTCGGTGACTACGTCCATCCAGCATACGCATCATGCGCACATCATTCGCCCAGGTCGTCCAGTTAGGTTCCCTGGGGCGTGACACCTCACCATCATCACTGGCGGCCTGTTCATACAACGCCACAACCCGTCCCCAAATCCACTGCGCACAGGAGACATCCTCACGGGTACCCCACTGTCGCTTCGGTACATTCCAGGTATGCGCATCCGGGTGTTTCTCCAGAAATCGCTCAACTGGTGATGATCGTTTTTCGTCCGGCAGTGAAACGTCCGGACAAAAAGATCTTTTATCTGACGGATCAGGTTTTAATACTGACGGATCGGGGTCAATCATCGCCCCCCTAATACGCAGTTTTTTATCAACCGTTGATCCATCAACATTTGACGGGTCAACCGTTGAGGGGGCAATATTTGACGGGTTAACTGTTAACGGGTCATTTTTTGCCGGGATAATTTTTCTTTTCGGTTTATATGCCTCACGCGCCGCAGTTGCAGCTGCTTCGAGTTTTTCCACATTAAGCCGATAGATATTGCTTACGTTACGCCCACCGACCTTACGCTCTTCCTTCGTCAGCCAGCCCTCTTTCGCCAGTTCTGCAATAGCAGATTTAACGGTGGATTCACTTCTTGCACCGATCTGACGCCGGATAGTTTCAATGGCAGGCCATGACACGCCCTCGTCATTGCTGTAGTCTGCAAGACGGGCCATAACCGCCACCCTGGATAAGATCATGCCGGTGAAGGCGCACCCTTCCCAGACAAGACCATGAAGCTTGCTGCTCATAAAACCCCCGAACACCGTGCTTTTAGTGCATCACCACGGCATTTCCTGCCGGGCCGCCGCGATTCATCTGGTCATACAAAACAACCGCTGACGCAACAAAATCGTCGACATCTTTCATCAACCGATCCCTCCGTTCGACAATCTCACGGTAATACTCAGAACTGTGGCTGCGCATACGGGCCACCAGCAAAGGCGGCATCGCCTTTTCGATCGCCGGTAACAGAGCCTGCATTTTTTCAACGGCATCAGGAGTATCTTTCTTTACCCAGCGGAAAATCTTCTGGGTATTAAGACCCAGAGCGCCTGGATGAGTATCGTCGTACAGTTCCGGAAACGTCATACCCAGTTCAAAATAAGCCCGGGTTATTTCAGCTGCCGGAACTTTTTCGCCGTCCGGATGCGCCCAGGCATTCATCGCCATGCGGATGTGCTCATGCTTGATTTTCATGAATCAACTCCCAACAGCTTTTTCGTAGTAGTTTTATTTCTGCCAATAGTTAAAATTGCATCGGCAGAAAATAATCCGTTTGATGCATGAGCGATTTTTTCAGCATAATTTGTTTCGCCGGTATATTCAGTGCGAGGCAATTTTCCGTTATCCATCCATTTGTAGATTGCTCTTTGGCTGACACCACAAACGTCGGCCACAACAGAAACGCGAACAGTTTTGATTACATCTTCAAGTGTTTTCTGGTTCATATCACCCTCACAATGTGAACTTTGAGTACACTCTATAACAGAACTGACAGTACATTCAAGAGCGAATATCATTGAACTTATGGTTCATGAAGATAAAGCGCGTAAAGAGTTCGCCAGTAGGCTTGCGCTAGCCTGTGAAAACGCTGGTTATGAACAACATGGAAGGCAGGCAGAAATTGCCCGTCGAATGAAATTAACACCAAAAGCGGTTAGCAAATGGTTTAATGGCGAAACAATTCCTCGCCGAGAGAAATTAAGGGAATTAGCAACACTCATTGGAACAACACCAACCTATCTTTTGGGAGAGGATACAGAAGAAAGTGGACAGGTACGTTTCTATCAGGAGTTAAATCCAAGACAAAAAATCATCATTGATCTTCTGGACGAGCTCCCTGACAGTGAGACAGATGAACTTTTAAAAACTCTTGAGGAGAAAAAACAAAAGTACAATGCAATTTACGAAGAGTTAGCACGAAAGAAAAAACAAAAAGCCTCTTAAACCAGCATAAATCCGGTAGCGTCCCCCTCCGGGTTTGTGTTTCACTTTTTCCCATCTCATTTTTTTACACATAAAATGTACTTAAAGTACTTTACAACACTGAACATAAAGTACATTATATACATACCAACCCACCCCGCCCCACAGAACGCAGGGCAATACTTCGAGTTACCAGGCAGTGGTCAGGGGTTAAGTAGCCAGCCCGAGGCGTAAGAACATGACGGCAGGGTTCAACTTTAATAACTATGCAGCAGGTTTTTGTTCCGCTACCCCGGCGTTAAGGGGAAATGAGGTCAGCATGGATACTATCGATCTTGGCAACAACGAATCTCTGGTGTACGGCGTGTTTCCAAACCAAGACGGTACGTTCACCGCGATGACGTATACCAGAAGCAAAACGTTTAAAACCGAAGCTGGCGCGCGTCGCTGGCTGGAAAGAAATTCAGGTGAGTGATATGGATTTCGACGCAATCATGGAAAAGGCTTACGAAGAATACTTCGAAGGCCTTGCCGAAGGCGAAGAAGCTCTCAGCTTCAGTGAGTTTAAACAGGCGCTTTCCAGTTCGGCAAAATCTAACGACTGATAAGCGAAGCGGCACCGCGAGGAATCAGTATGCAGAAACGAGAACCCGTCATCATCGCACCAGACTATACCGAGGATGAAATTTACGAATGGATGTGCGGAAAGATACGCGCCATTAATGACCTGAAGCAGGCCGCTGACTACAAAGAGCGCCTCTCTAAAGAACTGGTGTCAGCGGAGCAGGATATTACCACTCTGGCAAAAAGCGCGGCATTAAACGTTTCGCGAGTGATTGAAAACTACTGACCAATGAGCTCAAGTAGTTCTCCGCAGATGAAGTGCGTGCGCCGGACACGGATAAACCTCCGGCATGCTCTTTAACAATCTGGATATTCCTAACCACAAAGAAATCGCATCAATTTGGATTTTGTGGGCAACTTCTCGTGTTGTTCGATGGAGACGCCTATTTTGATCTGTGTTTTTAAGATCGCAATATCTTTAAGTGATGACCAAATATGATCATCTGTTTTTCCCAGAGTTTTTAACTGAATTTTCAATTCCGAATCAGAATATTTTTCTGCATCATCAAAAAGCTGCAAATATTCTGCGGATTTTCTCATGGCATTACCTGACTTTTGTCCGAATCCATAAATCGTTTGGTCGGTTGCGATCACAACAATAAAAACGCCAGAAATTTCCGGAATGAATCCGCCAATGACAGATGAACCGAGGATAATACTCACTACTGAGAGAAGTTTATCGAGACGACCAGTCGCTACAGAAAACAGTTGCTCAAGAAAATAGCCATATAAAATTCTGTCAAGAATATCATCCCGGTCCATACACCATCACCTGCTTGTGCTCTTTGCTCTGTCATATGATTTCCTTGGATCGTTGGGGATATCCAGATTATACAGATTTCCTGTCGTTGGGGAATGACGGAAACCACCTCGCCTGACGTGGTTAAAAGCAGGCACACAACACGAAAGCGCACGGCGAAGTTCGTCTCACTGCACGGTGTCGTTAAATTTAATTCGACCGTGCGCTTCCGGTTGTGGCGCCCCGCGAAATGGCGCGGCGGTAAGTATGGCGGGGGTGGGAGGGACGCCTTTCCCCGTTGAGGACACCGGGTTGTCAGGTTGACCATACGCTTAAGTGACAACCCCGCTACAACGCCCTCTGTTATCAATATTCTGGTGACATTTGGCGGTATCAGTTTTACTCCGTGACTGCTCTGCCGCCCTTTTTTAAAAGTGAATTTTGTGATGCGGTGAATGCGGCTCAGCGCACGCGGAACAGTTAAAACCAAAAACAGTGTTATGGGTGGATTCTCTGTATCCGGCGTTAATTGTTAACTGGTTAACGTCACCTGGAGGCACCAGGCACCGCATCACAAAATTCATTGTTGAGGACGCGATAATGGAAAAGTTATCATGTAATGCCAGCACGTCTGAACTTCGTTTCGAAATTGGCGTTATCACTGGAGACAAAACATTTATTGAAGACGCCATTAAGCAGAGAAAACTCGAGCAGGACCTGTTAAATGAAGTATGCATTCCTTCAATGCTGGCTCGTCTGGACCTGCTGCAAAAAGGATATAAACAATGAATACAACATTTGCACTCGTTCTGACAGTTTATCTTGTTTCCGGCGAATCTCTTGAGCTGGTGACTGGCTTATACGGTTCAATGAAAGAATGCATGGCTGCAGCATCAGAACAAAAAATTCCCGGTAACTGTTATCCGGTAGATAAAACTACTCACACTAATAATAACGAAATACCGGCAGGACTTTAAAACAGCACCGTAATTAATATCCGGTTTCATTTTTATATGCCAGCAATGGCAGGGATTTGTTCACCCTTAAATCTGTAATGAGGTTAAAACAAAATGAGTAAAGTCTTTATTTGCGCCGCCATTCCGGACGAACAGGCAATAAAAGAAGAGGGCGCAGTTGCTGTAGCCACTGCCATTGAAGCCGGTGATGAACGCCGCGCCCGTGCCAAATTTACCTGGCAATTCCTGGAGCAATATCCTGCTGCTCAGGACTGCGCTTATAAATTTCTTGTCTGCGAAGATAAACCCGGCATGCCCCGCCCTGCTATCGACTCCTGGGATACCGAATATATGCAGGAAAACCGCTGGGATGAGGAATCCGCTTCCTTTATTCCGGTCGAACCAGAATCCGATCCTATTAACGTCAATTTTGACAAGCTGTCCCTTGAAGTACAGAACGCGGCCCTAGTTAAGTTCGGTACATGTGAAAACATCACCGTTGATATGGCGATTGACGCGCAGGAATTACTGCAAGAAGACGTGGCTACCTTTGACGGGCATATCGTTGAAGCACTGATGAAAACGCCTGAAATTAACGCTATGTATCCGGAACGCAAACTGTTCGCTATCGGATGGGTTAAACACAAATGTAAGCCGGGTACCAAATGGCCCGAAATTCAGGCTGAATTACGTAACTGGAAAAAACGGCAGGACGCAGAGCGCAAAGAGACTGGAAAATACACGTCTGTTGTTGATCTTGCCCGCGCCAAAGCCAACCGACAGCACACTGAAAACCCAGCAGAAAAAATCCCTCCTGTAACTGCCGCCATTCATCGCGAATACAAGCAGACATGGAAAACCCTGGACAGGGAGCTGGCCTACTATCTCTGGCCTGGTGATGCGGATGCCGGAAACATTGACGGCAGCATCCTTCGCTGGGCTAAAAATGAAATTATCGCCAGAGATCGCGAAGACTGGAAGCGCATCTCCGCATCAATGCGCAAACAACCTGATGCGCTTCGCTACAGCCGCCAGACTATTTTTGGCCTTGTCCGTGAACGCCCGATCGACATTCACAAAGATCCCGTGGCACTGAACAAATACATCACTGAATACCTGACTACAAAGGGCGTGTTTGAAGATGACGAAGGAACAAATCAGGGCACAGCTAATACTCTCTCGTCGCCAGTACCAGAAACTGACGCAGTGGAAACGGCAATTCAGGACAACGAAAAAACCGAATGCAAAGTGGAAGTCGAATCATCTGTAGAGCGTGAGGGGCCGTTCTACTTCCTCTTCACCGACAAGGATGGCGAAAAATACGGTCGCGCAAACAAACTTTCTGGTCTGGATAAGGCACTGGCTGCCGGGGCTACTGAAATCACGAAAGAAGAATATTTCGCCCGCAAAAACAGTACATACTCAGGTTCACAACAAAATACTGGTGCATCTGACACGACCGCACAACCAGAGCCGGTAAAAGTTACCGCTGACGAAGTAAACAAAATTATGCAGGCAGCCAATATCAGCCAGCCTGACGCCGATAAGTTGCTTGCTGCCTCTCGCGGAGAATTTGTTGCAGGGATTAGCGACCCGAATGATCCGAAATGGGTTAAGGGGATCCAGACCCGCGATTCTGTAAACCAGAACCAGCATGAATCGGAACGGAACTACCAAAAAGCGGAACAAAACAGCCCAAATGCGTTACAAAACGAGCCAGAAACGAAACAGCCTGAACCAGTGGCGCAACAGGAAGTGGAAAAAGTCTGCACCGCCTGCGGTCAGACCGACGGCGGCAACTGCCCTGATTGTGGCGCGGTGATGGGCGACGCAACATACCAGGAAACATTCGATGAAGAGTATCAGGTTGAAGTTCAGGAAGATGATCCGGAGAAAATGGAAGGCGCTGAACATCCACACAAGGAGAACACTGGCGGCAATCAGCATCACGATAGCGATAATGAAACTGGCGAGACGGCAGATCACTCAATTAAGGTGAACAGTCATCAAGAAATCACATCCACCAGCAGGACGTGTGACCATCTAATGATCGACCTTGAAACCATGGGAAAAAATCCTGATGCCCCGATCATCTCAATAGGTGCAATATTTTTCGATCCGCAAACCGGAGATATGGGACCGGAATTTAGTAAGACTATCGATCTGGAAACTGCTGGCGGAGTCATTGATCGGGACACCATTAAATGGTGGCTTAAGCAATCACGCGAAGCGCAATCTGCCATTATGACCGATGAAATCCCGTTAGATGATGCACTGTTACAATTGCGGGAATTTATCGACGAAAACTCCGGTGAATTTTTTGTTCAGGTCTGGGGAAATGGAGCCAACTTCGACAACACGATTTTGCGCCGTTCATACGAACGGCAGGGGATCCCCTGCCCGTGGCGTTACTACAACGATCGCGATGTACGCACAATCGTTGAGCTGGGGAAAGCCATAGACTTCGATGCCAGAACGGCTATTCCATTCGAAGGTGAGCGCCATAATGCACTTGATGACGCCCGTTACCAGGCAAAATACGTTTCAGTTATCTGGCAAAAACTGATCCCGAGTCAGGCTGATTTTTAATGTTCAACCGTCGCCAGTTGTCGTTGATATTCTGCAACTGGCGCGTTCCGGAGTGATAGCCATGAGCGAACAGTACCTGATAACGCTCGACGAGTGGAAACCAAAACGGTTCAGTCTCCCAATAACAAACACTACCCTGGTGAAATACGGAAAACTAGGATACATCGTTCCAAGACCACAAAAAATTCGTGGTCGCTGGCTAATAGATCGCCGCGCAGTCTTTGTTGGACCGGGTGAAGCTGGAATTGCGCCGGAAATTCATACTGGCGATGATGACGCACTGAAGGAGATTTTAACCCATGTCACCGAGGCCACGAAAAAACAGTACTGACGTAGCAGCTCTTTACGAAAAGTTTGATCGCAGAACTGGCAAGGTTTACTACCAGTATAAAAATCCTGTGACTGGAAAATTTCACGGACTCGGGACAGACAAAGTCAAGGCAGAAAAAATCGCTTCAACAGCCAATCAGCGAATAGCTGCAGCAGAAGCAGAATATTTCATGCGCAAAATTGATGAAAGTCCATCAGCAACAAAACGTCGGGGTATCAGATTAAAGGCATGGGTTGATCGATATCTGAAAATACAGGATTCGCGACTGAAAAATGGAGACATTGCAGCTACAACCCACAAAGAAAAAGTGCGAATGGCTGCATACCTGGTTTCCCGCCTGGGAAACCACCCATTGAAAGAACTGGAGGTAAGAGACTTTGCATTAATACTGGACGAGTGGATGGATAAAGACATGGTCAGCACAGCAAGAGTAAATCGCGGATTATGGGTTGATATTTATAAAGAAGCACAGCATGCGGGAGAAGTTCCTCCTGGATGGAATCCTCCGGAGGCTACCCGTAAACCGATCCCTAAAGTGACCAGATCCAGACTCACCCTGGAAGACTGGCAAAAAATTTATAATGCAACACCAGAAAAACACTTTATCCGTAACGCAATGCTTCTTGCGATTGTTACTGGTCAGCGCCGTGATGACATTTGCCACATGCGTTTTTCAGATGTATGGAATGGACATCTACATATAACCCAAGGAAAAACTGGAATGCGTCTGGCCTTACCTCTTACGCTACGATGCGATGAAATTGGGGTATCGTTAAAAGAAGTTATTGATGGATGCAGGGACAGAATGTTGAGTCCATACCTAATCCATAGTAGGCACCAGAAACAACCAAAACCGATGAGTAAAGACAACCTGAGCGATTACTTCGCCAAAGCGCGAGATCTGGCTGGAATAATTCCACCAGCAGGAAAAACACCGCCAACATTTCATGAACAACGCTCCCTGTCAGAACGGTTGTACCGCGCACAGGGTGTCGATACAAAAACATTACTGGGACATAAAGTCCAGGCTACCACCGATCGCTATAACGATACCCGAGGTCAGGAATGGGTTAAGTTGGTTATTTAA